TTTTGGATCTAACGAAGGCGGGGGGGCTGTGCTGTTTCCGCTCTTCAGACTTAGTAAATACCCTCTTTATCTGTAGCTAAAATAAAAAGGAGTCTATACTTAATTAAATCATAAACTTATGCTGAATAGTTAAAGTAGAGCTTGAGAGAGTTTAGCAAATGCTACACTTTCTTTAGTAATATTAGAAAGGAGGATAGTTTAGTAAGAAAGAGGTATTAATGAATACAGAAAGAGGAGGAAAGAAGTGAAAATACTAAAGAATTTACCAATGTTAGGAGTAGTTTTAGCTCTATTCTTCGTAGTGAGTGTAGCTAGAGCCGATAGGATAGTAAGCGATCCTTGGATTACAGGTACAGATAATCTTCCTGAGACTTGTGAAATGGCTAAGAATGGAGGAAGTTTTATTAGTTTTCCCGTAGAGACTGTAGCTGAAGGGGTTAGGTGCTCAATTCCGGTTACAGGAGACGATTACAAGACAGTTCAATACGCTATTAAGGCGTGTAAGGGGGTGTTGTGCAGTAGCACAGTCCCTTTCGTCCCTGGCAATCTTATTCCAAGAGAGCCTTTAGGCTTAAAATTATTAAAGAATTAGGAGGCTTCTATGAAACTGACTAAAATAATCCTGCTATTTCTTATACTTACAACTCTGATAATCACTAATTTAGACGAAATTTATGTAGTTGACGGCCAAATAATCTACAACGAGATCTGTACTGAGAAGCCAGTTAAGTATAAAGCCTCTGGAGCAATAGTTGTAGACGGTCTAACTCATAACTTCAGCTACAAAACTAGGATCTATCAGGGTACTTGTGAGCAGTTTTATTTCGAGAAGAGAGAGGGGGGGGATTAACCCCTCTCTAACTTAGAAGCTAATATTCAAAAATTAGTCAGGAGTGAAATTTAAACTTGAGCGAATCTACGAAGAGATTAAAACTTTCTTGAGTAGTCTCTCTTTCTCTTTCTTTCTTTCTTTATATATTTCTTTCTTTCTTTCTCTTTAAACTAGCTAGTTTAATATATATAATTAATTAATATATATTTAATTAACTAACTAGCTAGTTAGTTAGTTATTATTTTATTCATTTCATTCATAAAATAATAACATGAAAACCCTAACTAAAAACTTAGCTAAAACCCTAGTTAAAACCCCTACTTAAACATTGGCAAGCCTTTAAGATTTTACTAACTGGCTTGCTGAATTTCTGTACTCTTATCCCCCCAAAGGTACGCCCATACCCCCCTTCTCTCAACGAGCAAACATTTTTGGGAGTTATATTTGACATGAGAACTAACCCAAACAACAAAACTCCTCAAGAGACTAGTTTTGAGTCTATCGGAGAAGATATTTTCAAACGCTGGATAGTTAATCCTGCTCTGTTCATCCAGGAAATAATTATTACTCCCTACAACGAAGCAACTGGAATGAACATAGTCATGTCTAACCAGCAAAGAAAAGCTATCGAAGCGGTATCGGAGTTAGTTCAAGCTAGATTGAAGAAGTTTGGAAAACTAGAATTAACCGAAAAGGAGGTGGAGCTTAATAATAAATTCGGAGTTTCAGTTATGGCAGGGAAAGGACTAGGAAAGGACGCTTTAGCTTCCTGGTTGATTATCTGGTTCTTAAGCTGTTTTCCTAACTGCAAAATTCCTTGTGTCTCAGTTTCTCAAGATCAGCTTATGAAAGTTCTCTGGAGTGAGATAGCAAAATGGTTGGCTTACTCTCCGGCAAAAGCCTGGATAACTCTTCAGTCCGACAAAGTTTATTTCAGTGAAGTAGAGGACGACCTGAAAGGAAAACAGTGGTTCGCATTTCCTAAGACAGCTAGCCCTAAGAGCAGCGTAGAGGAACAAGTTGAAACTCTCTCAGGTATTCATGCTGACTACATGATGATTGTCATAGATGAAGCTAGCGGTATTCCAGAGCCAGTTTTTCACCCCCTTGAAGGTACTATGACCCAGCCTTGCAACTTTGCTTTCATGATTTTTAACCCTACTCGTTCTAAAGGATACGCTATAGACTCTCAGTATAAGAACTCTGAGTATTGGGTAACTCTTCGTTGGGATGCTGAGGAGAGTGAAATAGCTGACAGACAGGTTATAGAGAGGGTTAGAGCTAAATACGGAGAGAATTCTACTCCCTGGAGAGTCAGAATTAAAGGCTTACCCCCTCTAGTTGATGAAGATACTCTTTTCCCTATGGACTGGATCATGGATGCAGTAAACAGAGAAATAATTCCTCTTGATCCTGATCCTGTAGTAAAGGGAGTAGACTGTGGAGCTGGAGGAGACAACAGTGTAATCATAACGAGAAAGGGAGGGAGAGTTTATCCTATAGCTAGAATGAAAACTCCTGATTCTCAAGTTTTAATTAACTGGATTGAAATGAGCATTCTGGAAGATAACCCTGATATTGTTAGGATAGATAACATCGGTATTGGTTGGGGAGTTTACGGAGTTTTAGCTGATAAGTTTGGATCTAGAGTAGAATCGGCAGATTCCCGTAAACAAGCAGGGAATATAGATAAGTTCTACAACAAGAGAGCAGAAATGTATTGGACTCTCAGAGAGAAGTTTGAGAAGGGCTTAATCTCTATCCCTGATGACTCTGACCTGATAGACGAGCTGAGCGCTATTAAAGTTTCCTACGAAGCTCAGGGAAAGGTCAAGATAGCTGATAAGGCTAAGTTGAGACAGGAGATAGGACACTCTCCGGACGAAGCTGATGCTTTAGCTATGACTTACTACTTTGATGATATTCCTACTCTCAGAGCTAGAAGAAATATCTACTGTCACAGAACGGAAAGCTCACCTAGTCCTTTAGGTTGGATGCACTCTTAAGGAGATACTTAATGGCAATAGAAAATAAAGACGAATTTTTAAACTTAGCGAGAACGAGATTTCAGATTATAAACTCAGCTGAGTCTCATATCAGACCCGCAGCTTTAGAGGATCTGAAGTTTGTCTACAACGTAGAGGAAGGGCAATGGCCTAATGAAGTACGAGCTGAGAGAGAGAAGGATCGTAGACCCTGCCTTACTTCGAACAAGCTCAGGAAATTCGTAGCTCAGGTAGCTAACAGAGCAAGAGACGAAAGGCTAGGGGGTAAGGTAAAGCCTGTAGATGATAAAGCTGATCCTAAAGTAGCTGAAATTATGTCAGGTTTGATTAGGTACATAGAATTCTCTAGTAAAGCCGATGAGGTTTACGCTGATGCTGGAGAGAAAGCAGTAGCGGGAGGATTTGGCTACTTCAGGATTACTACGGAAGAGCCTGATTACTCTTTCGATCAGGAGATCTTCTTGAGGAAGATAGAAAACCAGTTCTCAGTTTATCTCGATCCTAAGAAGGAATTTGCCTTTATCCGTGAGGGAATGCCTTTAGCTGAGTTTAAAGCTAAGTATCCTGATAAAGCCCCTACGAGCGTTGACTCCCAGGGAGAAGGAGACTCTGATCTTTGGTATGACTCAGAGAAAGTTTATATAGCTGAGTATTTCTACAAGGAAATCACTAAGGTAGAGTTAGCTAAGTGTGTGAATATGACTACCGGAGATATTAACGTTATAGAACTCTCTGAGGAAGTTACTGAAGATGCCTTAGCTCAACAGGGTTACATGGTAGTTCAGAAGAAAGCTAAGAAGGTCAAGAAAGTTAAATGGGCTAAGATCTCAGGGTTTGATATACTCGAAGAGGGAGAATGGCCTGGGAGTGAGATCCCTATTATCGAAGTTGTAGGAGACTACGTTAACATTGCAGGGAAAGCTTATAAGCGCTCTTTGGTGAGGGATGCAAAAGATCCTCAGAGGGCTTACAACTTTTGGCTAACTCACATGACTGAGACGGTAGCGCTAGCTCCTAAAGCTCCTTACATAGTAACTCCTCAAGAGATTAAAGGTTTTGAGGATATGTGGAACTCAGCTAATCAGAAGAACTTACCTTACCTCCTGTATAACGCTCAAGGACAGAAGAAACCAAACAGGGAATCCCCTCCTACTGTACCTACCGGAGCAGGACAAATGCTCCAGATCTCAGCTGGAGATTTACAGGATACGATAGGAATGTTTGAGTCTAGCTTTGGGGCACGTTCTAACGAGCGTACCGGAGCAGCTATTAAAGCAAGGGCGAATAGGAGTGACTTTGCTGTATTCCATTTCCACGATAACCTCAAGAGAGCAATCATTGAGACTATGCGCCAGTTGATTGAAATTATCCCCAAGGTTTACGATACCGAGAGAAGGGTAAGGATCTTAGGAGAAGAAGAGCAGGAAGTTCTTGTAGATATAAACAAGAAGATTATTAACCCTGAAACTGGAGAAGAGACGATCATTAATGATCTCAGTATAGGGAAGTACGATGTTGTTCCTGGTATGAGGTTATTTTCTACTCGAAGGGAAGAGTCAGCTCAAGCAATGGCAGAAGTGATGCAAGCAGCTCCTAATATTGCTCCTCTCATGCTTGATCTTCTTTTTGAAAATCAGGATTGGCCTAAAGCTGATGAAGTTAAGCGTAGATTAGAGAAACACATGAATGTACTCTTAGGAGGAAAAGGCGAACAACCCCCTCCTGGAGAAAACGAGCAAATTTGATCCCTATATTATAGGGAGTAATAAAAACTAGGAGATATTTTCTATGTCTGAGGAACAAGCTTTGGATGCTCTTAATAATCAGGAACTCATCCAGCCTGAAAACGTGCAATCAGAAACAAACGAAAAAGAGGTAGAGTCACGGACTACCGAAGAAGAAGGTTTTTCCCTAGAGGAAATAGCTAAAACTCTTGAAGAAGAGGGAACTGAAGAAGAGGGAAAACCTAAAAAGCCTGTCAGTAAGGTTCAGGAGCGTATTGATAGACTTACTTGGGAAAAGTGGGAAGCTAAAAGAGAATCTGAAAATCTTCGAAAGGAGCTTGAAGAAATCAGGAATGAGGCTAAAACTAAATCCTCTCCTGCTCAAAGACCTATTCCTCCTCTAGAAGATGATTTTGAAGATCCCAACGAATACCGTAAGGCAAGAATTAAATACGAAGATGAAATCTTCGCTTGGAATGAAGCTCAACGTAACACTGAACTAAGTAAGAAACAGGCAGAGGAGAGATTCCAGGAGTCTCTCAAGGCTTTCAATAAGAGAGCTGAACGTATGAGGGCTAAATATCAAGATTTCGATGATGTGATCGCAACACCTGTTTTTTCTCCTACTCTGAGTCAAGAGATTCTTGACAGTGAGCTAGGTGCTGAAATCGGATATTACTTAGCAAAAAATCCTGATGAGGCTTTAAGGCTTTCTTCTTTGCCTCCTTCGAAGGTTGCAAAGGAGATTGGAAAGCTGGAAATAAGATTCTCTTCGTTTACTAAGAAAACAGTAAGTACTGCTCCTCCTCCTATTAACCCCGTAAACGGGAATGAAGTAGTGAAGAGGAGTATAGAAGAAATGCCTATAGAGGATTTTATGAAGGCGGAAAGACAAAAAAGAATCGAGAAACGGAAAGGACGTTTTCTTTAAGATACGGAGGATTTAAACAATGGCTAACACAATTCTTACTCCTACTATGGTAACTAGGAAAGCTCTTGAGATTTTACACGCTAATCTCAACTTTATAGGTTCTATCAATAGACAGTATGATGATAGCTATGCAAAGTCTGGAGCTAAAATAGGGAGCACTCTGAAGGTAAGACTTCCTAACCAATTTGAAATTAGAACAGGTGCTACACTTCAAGCGAAAGATGTAGAGGAAAGCTCTGTGGATCTTGTAATGGGTACTCAGAAGGGAGTTGATGTAAACTTTTCTTCTGTAGAGCTTACACTTTCCCTTGATGATTTTTCCGAGAGAATTCTCGAACCCGCAATGGCAGTATTAGCTGCGAATATCGAAGCTGATGCAATCAATATGTATAAAGATGTCTGGAACATGGTTAATACTGCTGGTACTGCTCAACCCGCTTCACTTGCTGACTGGCTGGCTGCAAGGAAGCTTCTCAATGAGTGTCTTGCCCCTAAAGATGGGAATAGATACTTCTGTATTAACTCTCTAGCAATGGCAGCTATTGTTGATGCTCTGAAGGGTTTGTTTAATCCTCAGTCTGCGATAGCGGATCAGTTTAGGGACGGTGTTATGGGGAGAGCTATAGGTTTTACCTGGCTGGAGAACGATCTTATAGTTCGCCATCTTACCGGCTCTAGGGATAACACTACTCCTCTCGCAGATGGAGCATCCGCCGCAGCTCAGGACGGAGATACTATTCACTGTGATGGTTTTGACCAGAACGCTACTATAAAGAAGGGTGACGTTATTACTTTCTCAGGTGTTTATGCTGTTCATCCTGAAACAAAGCAGAGCTACGGTTATCTCCAGCAATTTGTAGTAACAGAAGATGCTACAGCTTTAGGGACATCAGGAGACGTTGATCTTAAGATCTCTCCTCCTGTAATCTCTACTGGAGCGAAACAGAATGTAAGTGCGACAGTTGCTGACGGAGCTACTGTAACCGTTATTGGTACTGCTAGCTCTTATTATGCTCAGAATCTTGGCTATCATAGGGATGCTTTCGCTTTCGTAACTGCTGACCTTGAAATGCCTAAGGGAGTAGACTTCGCATCGAGGCAAGTCTTTGACGGAATCTCTATGAGGATAGTAAGGCAGTATGACATTAACTACGATAAGTTCCCTTGCAGGATTGATGTTCTGTACGGGTACAAGGCTGTAAGACCTCAGTTGGCTGTTCGTATTCAGGGTAAGATAAACGAGTAATCGTTAATTGGGGTAGAAGCTGAAAACTAGGGAGGGCTAATACCCCTCCCTTTTTTTATAGGAGAAGGTTATGGACACAAGCGAAGTAATAAAAACTGCATTCCGGTTAAACGGAGTTAACACGATAGACGATGACAACTTAGCCCTGGGGCTTACTCTCCTAAATGCTATGCTAGCTTCCTGGGGAGTAGAGGGGCTTTCGATCCCCTGCTTTACTAAAGAGGATCTTGCTCTCTCTTCTGGCAAAGGGATCTACACTATAGGGTTAGTAGGAGAGCTAGCTACAGCTAGACCGAACAGGATCACAGATGCTTATATTAAAGACTCAAACAATCATTATCATCCCCTGATAGTTCATAATAACACTAAGGAATACTTTAACCAGGGAATAAGGAATGTTTCTAATATACCTCATGAAATCTTTTATGATCCTTCTTATCCTACTGGAACTATTTATTTCGATAGTCTCCCTGATAACTCTTACATTTTAGAACTCCATTCAGAGAAGAACTTCGAGAACCTTAAGACACTAGGAGCTATACTCTCAGTACCTCCTGAGTATTACGAACCTATTCTTTATAACCTGGCAGTAAGAGTTTCAATCGCTCTTGATAACCAACCCTCTCAGTATGTAGCGAATGTAGCTAATCTCTCTAAAAGCAATCTTGAGAATAAAAACGCTAAATATGTAATGGACAAGAAAGCTTTATTTGATAGCGCTCTTCTCCATTCTCCTCAGAGATAAAATGTATACAGGGCAGACATACTATATAAACTTTGGAACCGGAGGTTTCACTCCTATCAAGAACGAGAGCATTCTAAAACCCTCTCAAATGATGGAGTGCAGGAACTTTGATCTCCATAACAATACGAGAAGAGTCAGGGGAGGAACGAAGCTAGTCAATGAAACCCCTGTAAGCGGTGCTCCTAGAATAATGGCTATGTATGACTTTACTACTTACATAGTCTTTGCTGCTTCCAATGGCAAGGTTTATAAAGGTGTAGCTCAGGAAATAGGCTCAGGGCTAGGAACTAATAAGCCTACCTGTATAGAGAAGTTTGGGAACAAGGTCTTTATTACTAATACAAATGTAGCTCCCTACTATTGGGATGGAGGAGCGGGAAACATAGTAGCAATGCCAGCAATCCCTACCTCCTGGACTTCCGGTAACTATCCTGGACAGTTTATAGCTCATGGTAAAGGGAACTCTCTTAGGCTTTGGGCTGTAGATTTCGCTACTACTCCTTTTAGTGTCTTTGCATCAAAGAATGGAGATCCTTTAGCTTTAGGAGACGATGATTGCGTTGTCCTAGTGATTAACACAGGAGATCTCTACGGAATAGTAGGAGGAATAGTTTTCCAGGATAACCTTATTCTCTTCGGTAGGAGGAAAGCCTACATCATTGATGACTCTGCCGCTAACAGCGCCTATTGGGGTTACTACGAAGCTCCTTGGGAGGGAGGTACAATCTCCTGGAAGACTTTGGTGAAGACCCCGAATGACATTATAGCTATGACTGAGGACTTCGATATTTACTCTGTCTCAGCTGCTAACCAGTACGGAGACTACCAAACAGCTTCAATGCTGCAAGGTACAGGGATAAAGGAATGGATGAGGGAGAACTTAAATGATACTTATATTACCGACTTTCATGGAATTTATGATCCTATCTTAAGGGCTGTACGGTTCTTTGTAGTAAGTAAGAATTCACAAACAATAGACACTTGCCTTATCCATTTCATTGACAGACCTCTTCCTGAGTCATGGGCTATTCAGGATGCTTCCGGTAACTCAGCTTCAGGCTATAACGCTTCATGTTCATCCCTTATCTATGCGGGAGCAGGAGACTATCAGATATGGACAGGGGATTACGAGGGAAATTTCTGGAAGCTAAATGATGATACTAAGGCTGATGGAACAAGCTCTTTCGAGTCTACCTTTACTTCTCCCTCTTCTCCTCTCGAAGCTCCTAGGATAAAGAAGAGATTTGATAGGCTCTATATTGACATAGAAAACTTTTCTGATAACCAGGGAGAGATAACCCTTACACCTATAGTAGATGGTGTTCAATATGGTTCTACTAAGCTTGTTG